CCCTGATGACCTAAATATCAACCTTGATCGTGTAAGCCACATGATTACAGAAATGGATATTAATGGTGCTAATGGTATCGGTAAACTTAAGATATTACCAACTCCAATGGGAAACATTTGTAAAACCCTACTGGAGAGTGGTGTTAAACTAGGCGTGTCAAGCAGAGGCAGTGGCAACGTAAATGAAAGCGGTAAAGTCAAGGATTTCGAGATTATTACTGTAGACATTGTTGCCAATCCAAGTGCTCCAGATGCTTATCCCGATCCAATCTATGAAAGAATTATGAATCATAGAAGGGGTAATGTACTGATGGATGTTGCTTCGGCTGTTAAACACGACGACAGGGCACAACGTTATCTCCAGGAAGAGGTGACAAAATTTATAACCAACCTGAAGTATAGGAGAGATTAATATGGCTCACTCAATTGATGAACTATTAAGCTCAGGTGCGCTCTCCGAAGAGGTTAGATCTTCAATCAGCGAAGCATGGGAAACCAAGCAAGCTGAACTACGTGAAGAAGTTGCAGCAGAACTACGTGAAGAATTTGCGGAACGTTATGAAAATGACAAAGCGCAAATTGTAGAAGCAATGGACACAATGATTGGCGAAGTTATTGCAAAAGAACTTGAAGAGTTCCAAGCAGACAAAGCTAAAGTAACAGAAGATCGTGTTACTTATCGCAAGCATATGAAAGAACATGCAAATGTTCTTGATGAGTTTGTGATGGAAACACTTCGCAAAGAAATTAATGAACTTCGCGAAGACCGTGAGGCACAAGACAAGAACATGGCCCAATTAGAAGGCTTTGTACTTGAACAACTTACTAAAGAGCTCAACGAGTTTCATGAAGACAAACGCTCACTAGTTGAAGCAAAAGTCAAAATGATTAAAGAAGGCAAACAAGTTATCGAGCAGACTAAACGTAAGTTTATTGAAAATGCTGCAAGCAAAGTTGAAAAGGTTCTTGAATCAACAATCAAGAGCGAACTAACATCTTTAAGAGAAGACATCCAAGTTGCTAAAGAAAACACATTTGGACGTAAAATCTTTGAAACATTTGCAGCAGAGTTTATGGGCAGCTACCTCAATGAAGGTACTGAAGTTGCTAAATTAAACAAAGCAATGGACAAACTAAAGTCACAGCTTGATGAAGCAAATAAAGCCGTAGTAGAGAAAGAAGTTCAGCTAACTGAATCAGCACGTAAAGCACGTATTGCAGCAGACCAAGCTGAACGCAAGTCAATCATGTCAGAAATGATGAACCCGCTTTCAAAACAACAACGTGAAGTAATGGGCGCATTACTAGAGTCTACTAAAACAGCAGACTTACAGAATGCATTCAATAAGTATCTACCATCAGTATTGAAGGAAGATGCGAAACCACAAAAAACTAAGAAGGTGCTAAGTGAATCTACAAAAGAAGTCACTGGTGGAAAATCAACTGAAGCAGAAGCTGCGGTAGATACTAACATTGTTAACCTTCGCAAATTAGCCGGTATAAGTTAAGGAGACCGAAAATGGCAGACAACCTAATGGAAAATTGGGCAGAAACTAAAACAGCCCTAACAGACGGTCTAACTGGAACAAAGAAAAAAGTGATGGAAACAACACTTGAAAACACAAGACGTTACTTGTCTGAAGGGGCAAGTACAGGTGCAACTCAAGCAGGCAACGTTGCAACACTTAACAAAGTGATTCTTCCAGTTATTCGCCGTGTGATGCCAACTGTTATTGCTAACGAGATCGTTGGTGTACAGCCTATGACAGGCCCAGTTGGACAAATCCACACACTACGTGTGCGTTACGCTGAAACATTTGACAGCGCAACAGCAGGCGATGAGGCACTAAGCCCATTCCAAATCGCAACAGGTTACTCAGGTAATGCATCTACCAACCGTGCAGACGCAACAGCGACTCTAGAAGGCACAGCTGGTAAGAAAATGAGTATCCAAGTTCTAAAGCAAACTGTTGAAGCTAAAACACGTAAGCTATCAGCACGTTGGACTTTTGAAGCAGCACAAGATGC